TAATTTTTTAACTAAGCATTTGAATGTTTGGGTTAATCAACGTGAGGCCGGTTATATGCCGCTCATAAAGTGGAACGCCTGCCGGGGTGAGGTGCCTGCAGTGCTAACCGGTTTCCCGTGTTTTGTCGGCTTGGATCTCTCGGCTCGAAATGATCTCACCTCGGCGGGGCTGGTGTTTCCCTATGAGGGTAAATACGTGGTGATCGGTAAATCTTTTATGCCGGAAACCCGTTTCCATGAAAAGATGAAAGGTGATTTAGTGCCCTACGATCTTTGGGAAAAGCAAGGGTTTTTAGAGCTCACCCAAGGTGCAGTAGTGGATTATAAAGCCGTCGTCGCGTGGGCCCGGGAAACCGTCGCCCGGTTTAAAACCGTGGTGCAAGAGTGGTGCGTAGATCCGTGGGGCTCGGTGCAAATCGCAAATGACTTGATCGAAGAGGGGGAAACCGTCGTTAATATTGTCCAAGGGATTAAAACGCTATCCGAGCCGACGAAAGATTTTAGGAACCAAGTAGATAATAAGAATATTATACACGACGGCAACCCGGTAATAGCTTGGGCTATTGGGAACGCTATTGTTGACATTGTAGATCGAAATATGAATATTCTCTTAAACAAAGCGAAAAGCTCGGAAAGGATCGATCCTATCGCCTCGATTATTAACGCTTATGTACGTGCTATGGTTGCCGATACTATCGGGGGTTATAATAACCGCCCTATGAGGAGTTTAGTAGCATGAAATTTTTTCAACGTTTACGCGCCGTATTTTCTAATTCATATTTTGAGGAATACGTAAAGCAATGGGTAACCGGCGGCGATATGCCGCCCGATACTTACGGGCAAATAGGGCAGGATCTAGCCCTAAAATACAGCGCGTTTTTTGCTTGTAACCGGGTACTCGCCGAGACTTTCGCGAGCGTTTCGATCCACGAGTATAAGCGCGATATTCGCACCGGTGATCGCGAGGCCACCGACGATACCGGTTTATTTCCGATCTTGCACACGGCCCCAAACGATGAAACGAGCGCCTATAATTTCCAAGAGTGCCAAATGTACCAAACGAATTTAGGCGGTAATTTCGTAGCCGAGCGCCTTATGGACGGGCGGCGGCTTGCGGGGCTTAGTCAGTTAGAATGGCAAGACGTTACAATTTTCCGCGATAAAATGGATCGCCGGGTTAAATACCGCGTTAGCGGTGACGCCGGCCAAGTGATTTTCGAGCGCGGCGACGTTTTGCACGTGCCGGGGCCCTCGGTTAACGGGATCGTCGGTATGTCTCTTTTAGAGTATGCCGCCCGCTCTATACTGCTCGGTTACAGTTACGAAAAATTCGGCCAGGAGTTTTTCAAAAATGGCGCGGTGCCCTCGGTAGTTTTCGAGATCCCGGGTTTTCTAAAAGACGAGGCTTACGATCGGCTTAAAAAGGAAATCAAAACAAACTATACCGGCCTTAAAAATTCCGGTACGCCGATGCTATTAGAGGACGGTTTAAAGGCCTCACCCCTCACGATCAAACCCATAGACGCCGAGCTATTGAGCTCTAAGAAATTCCAGATCGAAGATATATGTCGTTTTTTCCGAGTGCAGCCCCACTTAGTGCAGCACCTTGAAAAAGCGACTAACAATAACATAGAGCAGCAAAGCCTAGAGTTTGTTATGTACACTATGTTACCGCATTTCCGGCGGGCCGAGCAAAACATTAATAGCCAGTTACTTACGCCCCGGCAGCGGGCGCAAGGCTATTATATGGAGTACAATATTAGCACCTTGCTACGCGGCGATCAAAAAACCATGTCGGAAAGTTTCGCCAAGGGCTTACAGTGGGGGTGGCTATCGGTTAACGAGGTGCGGCGTATGCTTAATCTAAACCGCGTCGAGGGCGGCGACACTCACTTACAGCCGCTTAATATGGTGCCTCTCGGCACCGAGCCGAGCGACGACGCCGGCACGACAATAGATAACCGGGTACGGCAAATAGTAGCCGATATAATGGAACAGGCAAACCAAGAGGGTACATTATGAAATGGTTAAGGGCTTTAATTAATAACAAGATCGGCGAGCTCTATATCTACGGCGATATAGAAGATTGGAAATGGATCGACGAGGACGTAACACCGGCGAGCGTGGCCGAAGAATTAAAGAAACTTGAAGACGCGAGTGAGATCAATATTTATGTAAACTCCCCGGGCGGTAGTGTGTTTGCCGGTGTGGCGATTTATAATGAAATCAAGCGGCTGAATAAACCTACGACGGCATACGTTGACGGCTTGGCCGCGTCTATCGCGTCGCTCATTGTCCTGGCGGCTGATAAAGTGGTCATGCCGTTCAACGCTATGCTTATGATCCATAACCCGTGGACTTGCGCGTGTGGCGATGCTAACGCGCTGCGCGATCTCGCCGATAAAATCGATCGTATTAAAGATGGTGTTTTAGTCTCTACATACGAGAATAAAACCGGGCTAGCTAAAGAAAAACTTTCTGAAATGATGGACGCGGAAACGTGGCTTACGGGTCCCGAGGCCTTAGCGCTCGGTTTTTGTGATCAATGCGAAGAAGAACAAAAGATCGCCGCGAGTATTTCCGGCGATAAGGCTTTTTTCGATAAAGTAGAGGTTTCGTTATCCCGCTTTCGCTCTTTTCCGAAAGCGAAATTCAACGAACACAAACCAAAGGACAAAACCAAACCAATGTCACTAGCAACCCGCCACCGGCATAAAATAAATATGCTCTCGGCATCAACTAAAATCGGAGGTTAAGTATATGGATTATACTTTACTAATGAAAGAACAGCTCGACAAAATGGAATCGCTGTTCAAGGCTGCGCAGGCCGAGAGCAGAGATCTAACCGAGGACGAGCAAAAGCAGTATAACGCTGCAGAAAAAGAGTACAAGCGGCTTGAGGCTGCCAAGGCCAAGGCCGACGATCTCGCCGCCAAGGCTGCCAAGGTAAAGGCCGACGCCGACGCCAAGGCTAAGGCCGACGCCGACGCTAAAGCGCACGTGCCCGCCTCAAACGCGAGCGCCAAGGCCCACGGCGACGACGTTAAAGCCGGCGACGATCTCAAGGCGAAAAAGCCCTATGCTAACCTCGGCGAAATGCTCGCCGATGTAGCCAGGACTAAAACGTCAAACGCTGCCGAGGCTATGGAAAGGCTCGTCAAGGCGCAGCTTAACACCGAAACCGGGGCTGACGGCGGTTTTCTCGTGCCCGAGGAATTTTTCGGTAACATGATGGAACAGGCCGTAGAACAGAGTAATCTGTTTTCACGGGCTACCGAGCTTACGCTCAGCGTCGGCAACACGGCCAACATACCGGGCGTGGATGAGAGCAGCCGGGCCGACGGCAGCCGTTACGGCGGCATTTCCGTTAACTGGGTGAAAGAAGGCGGCAGCGGCACGTACTCAAAGCCGGCTTTCCGTAACCTTGACATAAAGCTCTCTAAGCTCGTGGGCCTCGTCAAGATCACCGACGAAATGCTCGAAGACTCCGCGCTCTTGAGCTCGTGGGTGCAGCAGGCCTACCCCGCTGAGATGGCTTTTGCTCTCGATCAGGCAGTTTTCGACGGCGACGGCAACGGGAAGCCCCTCGGCGTTATGAACAGTAACGCGCTCGTTACGGTAGCCAAAGAAGGATCGCAGGCCGCCGACACGATCGTTTACGAGAACGTGATCAAAATGTGGGCTCGTATGCCCGCACGCCGCGCAGCTAACGCCGCGTGGTTTATCACGCAGCAGGCGCTCGAACAGCTTCCGCTTATGAATCTGTCAGTAGGCACCGGCGGGGCCCCCGTCTATCTGCCTGCCGGCGGTGCGAGCGCTACGCCTTATTCTACGCTGCTCGGTATGCCGGTTATCCCGATCGAGCAGGCTGCAGCCCTCGGCGATCTCGGCGATATTCTGCTTGCCGATATGTCGGATTACATCGCGATCGTGAAAGGCGGGATCAAAACCGCGAGCTCGATCCATGTCGATTTCGACAAGGCGATCACGGCTTTCCGTTTTATCAAACGTGTTAACGGGGCACCCTACACCCGCACCTCGCTTGCGAGCCGGGCAAATAGCTCTTTTCTCACCTCACCGTATATCACCTTAGCCGAGCGTGCCGCTTAATAAACGCGGGCACTCTATAGGAGTACAACAATATGCGTATTCTTTCAGTAATACCCGAGCAGTTAAAAACTGCGGGCCGCGTCCTGTTTAACGGACAGGTAACCGGCACGGGCGACGCCAAAGGCGTAAAGCCCACCAAGGGATCGAATAGCCTTACGATCCTTTGCGCGATCACAATGGCAAACGCCGCCGATCTCGTGCTCTCCATCGTGAGCGCCGACGACGCCGACGGCACAACCCCGGTAGCCGTCGCCGAGAATATCCCGATATTCAAGGACGACGTAAGGCAGACGGACGCGAAAACCTTTACCGTGGACGACGACGACGCCGTCGTAACGGTGGTTTTTAACGTGCCGTCGATCCTTATCCCCGCCGGAAAATACATGTGCCTGAGCTTTGCCGATTCAAACGACGCGAACATACTCAGCGCCATAGCGATCGACGACGCTTACCACGAAAGCGGCGTCGGCGCATAGCCGCCGGTAACCGGTAACCGCCCCGCCTCTGGACGCCTCGCGACTAGGGGCGGGGCCCACTTTAAAAGAGGATCAAAAATGGCAACCAAGAAAAAAGACGAAAGCAAACCCGCCGGCCAAGGCACCGCCCCGGCAGCAGCCGACGGCGCACCCCAAACGGTGAAAAAGCCTGCAGAAATGACGGTTAAGATCGGTGATACCGAGTATAAGGGTGTTTGCACTTGCCGCCGCACCGTAGGCAAAAATAAACAGGTTTTTCTAAAACTTAACGGCCTCGTTTCACGGTGGTTCAATGAAACGGATGTAGTAAAATGAGGCTCTCCCGAGTGAAAACGGCGGCAGCGAGCGATCCGGTAACCGTTGCCGAGGTAAAACTAAACGCTCGCGTCGCCCACTCGGTAGAGGATACCTTGATCGCTCAATGGATCAAGGCCGCCGCCAAGATGGCCGGCGAATATCAGCACCGCAGCTATGTACAAGAGGTTTACCGGTTAATATTCGATAACTACCCGCCCTCGTGTTTTGATCTCCCAATGTCGCCGCTTATAAGCGTGGACTCGGTTAAGTATTACGATACCGACGACACCGAGGCTACTTTCGATTCTTCTAATTATTTTGTGGATACTATTTCTGAAATAGGCCGCTTTTCGCTAAACGATAACGTCGTTTGGCCCAATACCGAATTAAGGCCGATTAATTCCGTTATAGTCGAGTTTATCTCGGGCTATGGAGCCGACGCTACGACGGTGCCCGATAGTGTTAAAAACGCGATTTATCTTTATTGTACCTATATGTACGAAAACCGCGACGCCGAGGCCGGCACGATCCCCCGGGCGTTTTTCGATATTCTCAAACCCGATCGTATGGTGAGTATGTAAGTATGCCGGTTTTTCGTACCGATACCAAAAGCAAAAGCAAGACTCTCGCGAGCCGGTGCCGGCATTATGTAGATTTCCAAAATAAAACAGAAACGAGCGACGGCGAGGGCGGCTTTACCGAGGTTTGGGCGAACATTTCCGGCGCTACCGAGATACCTACCGAGATCATACCGATCAAGGCCGAGCGCCGCGCAGAAATGCGCTCGTGGAATATCATAGCCACCCACTACTTACGGGTGCGCTCTAATATCCCCGTAGCCGAGGTAGGCCGCGCCGTTTTCGTTACGCCTGCCGGTACTCGCTATTTTTATATAAAAACGCTTGAGGATATTCAAACCCGGGACATAGAGCAGTTTATGATCGCGGAGGAACGCCGCCCGTGAAAACTTTTAAGTCTAAATTTTCAAAACTCACGCTTAACACTGAGGAAATTTTAAAGGATTTGGATCAAGGTGAGTTTGAGAACCGGCGCGAGGCGGCCCGGTACGCGGCTAAGGTTATGCGTAAAAACATAGGCGAGAAAGGGGTTTCCCGGCCCGGCGGCTTTCCTACGCGGCGCACTGGTGCGCTCCGGCGTAGTATTGCTTTTCAGTTAATAAAACGCGATCGCTCGGCTAAAGTAGGCAGCAAGCTATTTACCGCGCATCTATTGGAATTTGGACACGGCGACGGAAAAGAGCGCAATAAGCGCCCGTTTATTTTCCCGTCGTTAAGGCAGGCCGAGCCCGAGATAATCAAGCTATTATCGGCCCCGTATTGGTAGTAGGGTATGTTTGAAGGATCTTTTATATCGCTCCTGGCTGCCGACGCGCCCCTCGTGGCGTTGCTATCTACCTTTGAGAGCGCTCCGGCGATTTTTTCCAGTGCGGCACCGCAAAAAGCGAATCGGCCTTATATCGTTTTTGACATAGATAAAAGCGCCGTTGAAAACCTTGCCGCCTCGGGTTTTGATATAGTCTGCGATATTTTTCACCGCCAGGAAAGCGGCAAGGAAATAAGGCAGATCGCCGAGCGTATAGAGTTTGTTTGCGATCACGTAGAGATAATGACCGACGCCCGTTTCGGCACGATCCGGCTTTATTACGAGGACGGGCGCGAGGTTGAAAATTCAGACGTTAAAATCCGGCACTATGTCGTAAGGCTAAGCGCCAGGGCGGGCCGTAAAAAGTGGGCCGAGGAAACTTTATAAAACGGAGGTAATAAAATGTTAAGAACTATAATTTTTTCGCTATTTTTCGCTTTGTTGCTGCCGGTTTTTGGCGGCGATAAATGGTATAGAGGCGTATTAGATTTTTACGTGGACGTGGCTAAGGGCAACGTACCGGGGCACTCTTATATAAATAAATTCGGTAAGAATGAGGCCGCCGAAGCCGGTGAGGATATTTGGGCCGGTGGCGGTGCTTATAATTTCTATCCCGATACGGCGCGGTCTATGGTGGCTATCAGTACCGCCGGCGCGGATTCGATCGGCGGTACCGGTGCGTTAACCGTGGCCGTTTTTGGGTTAGATTCTAATTGGGCCGAGCAAGCCGATACGGTTACTATGGTAGGTACTGACTCGGTAGCCCTTTCCGGTGTATGGCGGCGTGTTTTTAGGTCTTTTGTCGTAACGGCGGGGGCGTCGGATACAAACGCCGGCGATATATCTATTCGGGTAGCCGGCGAGACTTTGACGGCTGCTTTCATAGCTGCCGGCGAGGGGCAAACGCAGCAGGCTATTTATACGATACCGGACGGCAAAACGGGGTACCTCGTTACCGAGTATATGGCCCTTTTTAATGATGATAAAAACGGCGAGGACGGGATCTTTCAATGGCAAACCCGCGCTAATAACGGCATTAACGGTGCGTGGCAAGTTGAAGGCGAGATCGGGTTATTGAACATAGCTACGTCTTGGTGGAAATATGATTACCCCGTACCGGACGGCCCTTTTCCCGAGCATACCGATATACGGGTTCGCATGGCTGCCGCGTCGGATTCAATGGGAACGCAAGCGGGTTTCACTGTTTTATTGGTTGACGATTAAAAATAAGTATGGCACGACGCCACGGCATAGAAAGCGGCACCTACGGCAAATTGCTCTTAGATTCGGGGGCCCTTTATAAAAATTTTACCGATTTCGATAATCTCGGCATACTCATAGGGGCTACCCGGGGCGGCGCAGTTTTTACGCGGACGCCCGAGTATAAGGATCTCAAATACGAGGGGATCCCCGGCCAGGTAGCCGGCCAAAAGCAATTAGTGGGCGAAAAGGTAACTTTAGACGTAAGTATTATTTCGTTTGATACGGATAATTTAAGGCTCGCGATCCCAAACGCGATTATTTCCAATTTCGGATCGGATCATCGGCAACTAACAGGGGCCGAGTGGGATGATCTCGGGGTGCATACACTAACAAATATTGCCTTAGTGGCGCAACTATCCGGCCACGACGAGCCCGTAGCGCTCGTAATTGATAACCCGCTATGCGAAAATGATCTTACTTTCGGGCTTAAAGACAAGGCCGAGGTAGTTAGCAAATGGGTTTTTTCTGCTTTTTATACCGAGGCCGGCGGCTTTGCGGTACCGCCCTGGCGTATGCTTTGGCCTATAGAAGTGCACCCCGTAGTAGCCGCCGGTATCGCCAACATAGCGGCGTATTCTAACGACGGCATAAACTGGCTTTCTAGCGCGTCTTTAGGCTCGGCGGGCACTAACAGGGCTTTGGCGTATGGCGATAGCCGCTACGTAATGGTGAGGCAAAGCTCTACCCAAGTAAGGCGATCAACGGACGGTATAAACTGGACACTCGGCGCGGTGCCGTCTAGCCGCGTATGGGATAATGCCGCCTATGGTAAGGGGCGTTTAGTGGTTTTCGCTAACAGCACCGATAAGATGATGTATTCCGACGACGGCGGCGTAAACTGGACAGAAATAACATTACCACTTAGCGCTATTGGGTGGCCCGATGTAGTTTATGGTAACGGGCGTTTTGTCGCGGCCTATTCCGACGCCGCGCAGGGGTGCGCTTATTCTACCGATGGGGCGGCGTGGACATTGGGCGGTCTTACACAAGTTATAGTAGCCTGTTTAGGCTACGGCGGTGGTGTTTTTGTGGCCCTGGCTACGGGGGGCACTAACGCCGCTTATTCTACCGACGGGGGGTTAACGTGGACAGCTACCCCAATACCGTTAACGAGCGGTATTTTCTTTGGCGTTGCCTACGGTAGCGGGCGTTTTGTTTCGGTAAAATCCAGTAGTAACGAAAGTATGTATTCAACGGACGGCATAAACTGGAGCGCCGGCGGTAATTTGCCCTCTAGCGAACCGTGGCGCGATGTTATATACGCTAAAGGCCTGTTTATAGTAATTTCAGGCGATACGACGAATAGGAAAACCGCTTATTCTAACGACGGCGGTTTAACATGGAACGCGGGCGGCGATTTGCCCGGCAGCGGTAGCGATAGTTTTCAGAGATTGGCTTACTAACAGCAGTCACAACCCAAAACTTAAACGGAGGTAATAAAATGTCAAGAAAACACGGGATAACCGCCGATACTTATAAGCGGTTTATCATAGATAGCGGGGCGGTGTATACCGGGTTTACCGGCTTTGCCTCACTCGGCACCCTCATAGGGGCCACGCGTGGCGGTAATCAATTCATAATAGAACAGGAGATCCGCGAAATGGAAGTAGACGGCGCACGGGGCCCGGTGAAAGGCTCGCGCCGGATCACTATGGTAAAAGCGTCGCTTACGTGCAATTTCATAGAGCACACGCTTACGAATTTAAAGCGTATGCTCGTGGGATCCGATTCGGCGGTTTTTGAAACCACGTGGGACGCGATCACCCGGGGCGATTTTAAGATCGCCGATACCGATTTTCTGAGCGACGTTACGATCGTCGGCGACGTTTCCGGCGATACCGCGCTCGGCGAGTGCGCGATCAAATTGAGCGACGTAATAGCCGACGGTAATTTCGAGCTTTCTTTTACCGATAAAGAAGAGGGTGTTATAGCCGTTACCTTTACCGCGCATTTTGATCCCTCGGATCTCGGCAGCGGCGACGATACCGAGCCGTGGGTTATTTACTGGCCCGACGAATAATTTTTTCAGGTAACAAATAAACAAAAAGGACAAAAAAATTATGAGTGAAAATACAGAATTTGAGTATCCCGAGATAAGGGAATTAACGCGCAAAGATCGCTGTAAGCTATCCGAGCTTATACGGGCTTTCGCCGAAAGATCCGGTAATATCAAAATTACCGAGATGGTGCCGGCGACAGCAAAGCCCGAGGGCTCGGATAGCGGCGACGAGGCAGCGCCCGACGTAGAAACGGATCGGTTATACGATACGATCAAAGCCGTATTAAACGGGATCGTAGAGTGGGCCGAGGCCGAGGTAGCCGAGTGGTTTATGGATCTCATAGGCTGCCAGGATCGCGCTGAATATGACGCGATGCCGTTTGATATTGAGTTGAATATTATTCAACAGCTAATGGATAAGAAAGGTTTTACAGGTTTTTTCTCGCAAGCCTCGGAGCTATACAGCAAGATCCGAGGCTTAATAAACAAACCGTAGAAACCGAGGATCTAGTAAGGTTTAACGATAACTTAACGGCTGCCGAGCTCGACGCCACGCCCTATGAAACGATCGTTTTTCGGGGGCGGCATATAATAAAAGAGCGGCTACGCCGTGAGCGCCAGGGGCTAATAGCCGCCGCGTTTAACGCTTGGCTAAATCTTGGGGCGCAAGTTGAAAGGCCGCCGAAGTGGAACACATATTTAAAAAATCTTGGTTTATCTGACGAGCCCGCGCTATCTAAAAAAGATATGAAACGCGAGGCTGATCACGCTATGGCAAACGCTAACCGCATAATCGAGAGGGCCCGAAAAAATGGCAGCCGGTAGAGAGCTTTTTAAACTTTTCGGCCTTATAAGCATGGGAGGCGTCGAAAAGACTAAAAAGCAGCTAAACGAGATCGATAAGCAGGCCAGGAAAGCGCAAAAAGCCGTTGATCGTTTTGGCCGCCGGGTAGCCGACACCGGCAAGGCGTTAACTAAGGCTTTTACGCTGCCTCTCGCCGTCGCCGGCGGTGTCGTGGCTAAATTCGGGATCGAATTCGAGGCGGCTATGGTAAAGAGCACCGCCATAATGGGTGATCTCTCGGATAGCATGACCAGGGACATGAAAAAGGCCGCGCTTGAGGTAAGCAAAACTACGAAAGCCTCGGCCACCGATGCCGCCGAGGCTTACTTTTTCCTCGCCTCGGCGGGGCTTAACGCCGCGCAATCTATAGAGGCGCTGCCGCTCGTGGCCCGCTTTGCCCAAGCCGGCGCTTTTGATCTGGCCTTGGCTACCGATCTATTAACCGACGCTCAAAGCGCCCTCGGCTTGAGCTCGGACAATACCGCCGAGGCTATGCAAAATATGGCCCGGGTAAGCGACGTTTTAGTAAAAGCTAATACGCTCGCAAACGCCACCGTACAGCAATTTAGCGAGGCCTTAACGAATAAGGCCGGGGCCGCGTTGCGCGTGCTCGGTAAGGACGTAGAAGAGGGGGCCGCTGTCTTGGCGGTGTTTGCTGATCAAGGTTTGAAAGGCGCGGCAGCCGGCGAGGCGCTTAACATAGTATTACGCGATTTTCAGCGGGCTAACATTAAAAATAAAAAGGCGTTTGAAGAGGCCGGGGTAGCCGTGTTTGACGCCTCGGGCGAAATGCGCGGT